TTATTTAAGTACATTAATAAGCATTTATTTTTTGGTATCCATAAGGATTTTCATGCTTTCATGTTATAGACATAGAACATGAAAAAGTTTATAAAACAAAAAATCCCCATAAAGGGGATTTTTAAAAATTATCAATAAATAAATATTAAGATCTTAATCTTTCTTTATATTGTACTTCTTTAACACCATATAATTCAGAATCTAAAGAAAATTTTCTTTTTTCTAAGTTAGAAAGTGCAGTTGTTAAAACTTTAGATTCACCAATCATTTTGATTGAACCTTTTAATTTTTCGATATTGAAGTTAACATCTTCTAATTTAAAAGTTATTTCTCTTTCTTTATCTTCTAATTTTCTTTTAACAACCAATTCTTTTCCTAATTTGTTTTCATAGAAATAAGTAAGGTCATAGTTAAGTTCATTTCTTACTTCATTTACTAATTCTAGTGCAGATTCGTATTTGAAGAATGAGTTACCATATCTTTCGTCACATCTGTATAAAAAAGTCGCTTTTTTATAATTAAATGCGAAACACTCTAAAAATGGATTAATCAAGTTGTTTACTCTTTTAACAACATCCAATTCAACAAATTTATCAAGATTTTTAGAAACCTCTAATAAGATTGGATAAAAGTTTTTGTTCACGATTGGAACTATTGGAGAATTAAACAAACTATCTAAAGTAGTTTCTTCATTCATCTCATCATCATTGATAAATACTTTTCCTTTTTTTGAAACTGACAAACCAATTGTTAAATATTCCGAAATTCTGAAATTAACTCTATCTTCAGTAACAGAAGCATATTTCATAGCAGTTTCTAACATTCTCAATGATTTTAAAGACTCTACATCTTTTATATGGGTTTCAACTAATGTTTTTTCAATCAAGTTTTCACTTAAAAGAAACCAAGAGTCTCTAACTAAAGCAATGTGTCCATCTTCTACAGACTCAACGATTGTGAAGATAGATTCACCTTTACCACCACTAAGTAAGTTTGTTCTTTGTTCTGGAGATTTTGTTAAATTATGTACAAATAATTTAATTTCTGGAACCCAGTCATATACTGCAAGTTCGTTTAAAACTTTAGACATTCGGTCTTGATCAGTATCAAGATTGATAGTCTGTAAAAGTACATTGATAGGTTGTCTATAAAGTTCACCATTATTCTTAGTGTTAAGAACATTATATAGGTTCTTCAACTCATATAACAATTCGTGGTTAGCCATATCATCATTTAAACCCTCTAAAAGAGTTTTAACGCTTTTATCATATGTATAAGGTTTTAGTCTTTCATTCAATGATTGAACGATAACTTTCTCAGAAGCTTCGTTACAAGCGTTCATATGTCCCTCAACTATTACAGAAATCTCCTCTTGATCCAGAGATAGATTTTTTTTAAAGTTAAATAATTCAAGTTTAAGATTCTTCATATTTTTTTGATATTTTTTTTATGTTATAGAGTATATATTAACTACAAAAAGTCATTTTTTTCTTTTTTAATTAATTATTTCATTTATTCTTTTTTTGGAATTTTTCCATGAATACATCATCCCCAGTTTTTTCTACCGATCCTGGTTTGTTTATTTTATTACTACCCGAAATATTACTAGCCCTTTCACGTGCTTTCAGAATATTATTAAACCATCTAGATCTTTTAGGAACTACTACTCGATCCTTAGCAAATGTTCCATGTACATCTGATGCATTCGAATTCGCACCCGTATTATAAAAACTAGCCGTTTCACCATAAGGTGTTAGTGGATTTTTTGGATTAAAAGGACCTTCCACCCAAGCAGGTGCCTCATGTCGACCACCATTATTATTTACACCAACGCGTTCATTACTATTTATAGTTCCTGTATTTACTTTATTAACATTTACACTACCTCCAGTATTAGTATTTCTAGTATTTCCACCAGTATTAGTATTTATAGTATTTCCACCAGTATTAGTATTTATAGTATTTCCACCAGTATTAGTATTTATAGTATTTCCACCAGTATTAGTATTTATAGTATTTCCACTATTAGTATTTATAGTATTTCTACTATTAGTATTTATAGTATTTCCACTATTAGTATTTCCACCAGTATTAGTATTTATAGTATTTCCACTATTAGTATTTATAGTATTTCCACCAGTATTAGTATTTATAGTATTTCCACCAGCAAAAACGGTATTAGTATCATTGGTATCAAAATAATCAGAAACACCACCAGTAAGTGCAAATCCATTACCATCACTCATACCAGATCCATACTCTCTTGAGTAACCCTCATCAATAATTCGATCTCTTCTAAACGCAGGATAATATGTTTCAACGGTAAAAGAACACTTTAGTTTAATATTATTATCACTCGTCAAGTTCTTCTCTCTCATCATCTCTATACTATTTGTATCTGGCATGGTAAGTACTGCATCTATATTCATGAAATTATGTTCAAAATACATAAATCTATAAATCCATAACGTATCCAATATTGCCTGACTACATTTGAAAGTGTCTATTTCACTCGAAAGTGTAATTTCTAGGTCATAGTTTACGGTTATTGGAACCGCCCTAACTTTACCTAAAACTTTTCTTATCTCAAATTCGTTTTCAACAACCATTCTAAGCCAAACGTTTGGATTGGCAAACTCATCAGATTTTATATTAAAACTGGTCATAGTCAAATGACCTCTTGGAATTAAATCCGTATTCAACTCAATAAATCTGTTTTCTGATACAATATCGTCCGAAAATGAATCTAATAAGAATCTTTCGTCACCAGTAAGTGAATAATATATAGGAACTTGAACAAATACATCACCAGATGTAAATCTGTTTATCCATTTTATTTGTCCTTCTAAAGTATCCAACACGCATACGGTTAGATCACGAAAGAAGACATCTTCAAAATTAAAACTATCACCAACCATTCAATATATATTAAATAAACTTTCTTTCTATTCTATCATATATCATGTATAAAAATATAATATGTCAGTTAAAAATTTATTACTTTGGGAAAAATGGAGACCAAAAAGTCTAGAAGACATTATTCTTCTACCAAGAATAAAAAAACAATTTGAAAATGGTATAAACCAACACTATATATTCTACGGACACTATGGAACCGGGAAGACTAGTTTGGCCAGAATACTTATTGGAAAATATAGTAAGGAAACTCCATTTTTAGAACTAAACTGTTCTATGGACACTTCTATTGATATTCTTAGAGAAGAGATACAGAATTTCTGTAAATTTACTCCAATGTTTGAATCTAATTCTGATATAAAGTATGTATTCCTAGACGAATTTGAAAGAGTTTCTCCACAGTTTCAGGACGCATTCAAAGCATTTATTGAAAAATATAACAATAGTGTAAGATTTATAATTACCACCAATCACATAAACAAAATATCGGATGGACTAAAGTCTAGAATAAAAACGGTAAACTTTGATTGTGTAGATGTTGAAGAAGAGAAATATCTAAAAATAGAGTTGTATAAAAGGATACAAAATACTATTCTTCCAAAAGAGGAAAGAGAAATATCTAAAGATAATTTAGTATCGATAATAAGTAAGAAGTTTCCGGATTTCAGAAGTATTCTAGTGGAGGTTCAAGATTTTTTAGAAACCGGTGATATCAACAACGGTATTAGTAACGTATCAAATAAAGTAAAGAATGATTTATTTAATTTCTTATATGAAAACGGAGATTATGAAAGTGTTTATCATTTTCTAATGTCAAATTTTGGTCAGGAAAAAATAGATTCCATGATTAAACTATTAGGAAAGCCATTCATAGATTGGTCGATTGAAAATAGGAAAAATATTGATAAGCTATTTGAATGTAACTATGTTATTGCAGACTATACAAGCAAGCTTGAGACAAACACAGATCCGATAGTTTTGGGAATGACGATACTTGGAAAGTTCAGAGATATTTTGAAGTAAAGGATATAACAAAGTTAATATATAACTCATGTCAAACTTCAATTTCACAGATTTTTATTTAGGATATCCAGGACACCCTAGGTTCAGAAATGCAGAACTCATAGAAGACGATGTAATAAGAGTAATTATTCAAAAATGGGAAATGATTTTATTCACAAATAAAGGAGAAGTTTTCTTTGATACTGAATTTGGTGGTGATTTAGTATACTATCTACATGAGACTAGATTATCCGCAGAAACAATAGAAGGTGATCTAAAAAGTCAAGTTGCAAAATATATACCAGAATTAAATAATACTAATTACACATTAAAAATAACGTTCTTCGAGGACCCGGAAAGATTTCAAGAGTATATGGAGGTTTTTTTTGAAGTTGGTGATCTAGATGTGTATTTGGTAGTAGGTTAAAATCTAAAATATGTTTCATTCAAAAAATCAACATAGTTATAAATACTCTTTTTCTTTATTTTCTTAGGTAAATCTTTAAAGCCAACATCTGTCCATTCTTTGTTGAATACCCATTTCATGTTTTTAGGTGCTTTCTTCTTAGAACCATACTTATTACGCATTGCATAAACATATTTGAATTGTTGTTTTGATTTAGCAGGCATATTTAATATTTATTTTATTGGACAGTGACTAGCACTATAGATATATTTGTGGTTCAATTTCAATCTAACTCCCATTGACTCAGCAGCAGTCTCAACATCGGTAAGACATTCACCATCAGCACCACCCACAAGAATAACATCTCTTACTTCATTCAAATCTTCATTGACACTTTGTGCCTCAGCAACTTCTGTGAAAAGTTCATGAAGTTTTTTAGGCATATGATACCATTTGTGGTTGTTACCGACATAGACTATAAATGTTCCTTCGTTTGTTGGAAAAAAGTCACCTTTCTTTAATTCATTTGCATCTTCTTTAGCACTCACTTCTTCATAAGTCTCTGGTGTAAGAACCTTCTTATAGAAATCTGCATCTACATCGTAGTTGTATCTCTTTTCTATCAAGTCTGTCTGGTTTGGAAAATGATATAAATCTTTGTGTACCGGAATCTCAGGATCTTCATCATACAGATAATCTTTATCAACATTCTTTCCGTCGACATGATTATCCCAGATTTGATATACCTTACTGAACTCATTGCAGTATTTCTTCAACTCATGTAAATACATCTCTGTGAAAAAGGAACGAAAAGATTTTTGCACATCAACTACGATAAGAATGTCTTTACTACTGTGACTTTCGAAGGTTTTTAGGTATCTCATTTACTATATATTATTTTCTCATTTAGATTTTATTCATCACCAATGAATTTTGTTTTATAACCCCAGGTATAGTCATACTCTAAAAGTATCTTACCACTATATCGAGCATCAGGATATGGTGCTAAATAAGGAATATCAGCCTCCTGTAAAACTCTGTTCGCATAGTTGTAGAACTTCTCTATCTTTACATGATCACCACCCGCATCAGGAACCCAAGCTTCTATACAAAGTTTGTATCTATCAGTTTCCAATATAGAATCTATATTATCATACCAAGGTCCTTTCTTCCATTCATTATCTTCTAACATAAAGATGACACATGGCTCAACATTAGAATCTGGATAAGGATACCATAGAACAAAACTTAAATCACAACTACCATATAAATCACCGTGATCCATTGAAGATGTGATGTAGTCTTTGAACTCATAAGGATCTACTTTCCAAATTTCCATTATCTTTTTTTCTATAGAACTTTCGTCTAAGCGGAAGTTTTCAAATAATTTTAAGTGTTTCATATTTTAAAAATGTCTTGATAGTATAAAATCAACTGCTTTGATTTCTTTATCATAGTTGTTTATATCAAATTGCTCAACCGATACATCTCTCAACTTTTTCAATTTAAATCTCCAGTCCAGAAGTTTATCAACATCACCTGGTTGAAATTTATTTTTAACATATTTCTTATAAGTAACGGTATTTATAAATTCAAGTTCTTTAAAACCTTCAAATAGTTTTAGATGCTTCATAAGTTATATATTAAATAAAAAAACTCATCATTTCTGATGAGTTTTTAATTTCTAGATACTAGTATTTTTATTAAGCTGGAAGTTCTTCTTCATCTTCCTCTTCTTCTTGTGCTTGACCCTGTCCTTGTGGTTGAGCTTGACCTTGTCCTTGTGGTTGGGCTTGACCCTGTCCTTGTGGTTGAGCTTGACCCTGTCCTTGTGGTTGAGCTTGACCCTGTCCTTGTGGTTGTGCTTGACCAGTTTGAGCTTGTCCTTGACCCTGTGGTTGAGCTTGTGCTTGACCCTGTCCTTGTGGCTCTTCAAAATCAGCATCCTGTGCTTGACCCTGTCCTTGTGGTTGTACTTGACCCTGTCCTTGACCCTGTGCTTGTGGTTGAGCTTGACCCTGTCCTTGTGGTTGAGCTTGTTCCTGTCCTTGAGTTTGTGCCTCACCTTCAGTTTGTACCTGAACTTGTCCCTGACCCTGTCCCTGAACTTGTCCTTGAGCACCACCCATTAAAGCGTTTCCAGGAATCTTCTCAACGTCTGTATTGTTAAGAGTTATGTATTTTACAATCTCTTCTGCGATGTCAACATCACCGAAAAACTGACGAAGATTTTTTCCTGTAGTGTCTTTAACTTTCTTAACATAAGAATTGATTAAAGATTGTGGAATATCGATCATAGTTTTAACCTTATAGATATCGTTCACTTGAAGAACAGCTTCGCTGATTATTTCTTGTCTGTTTTTCTGAACTCTAAAACTTTCAAATTGTCTGATATGTTTCATGTTTTGGTTTAATTTTTTATATAGTTATATATTAAGTAAAAAATATCGTTTTTTTCACTTTTTAAAATTCCATTGAAGTATATTATATTGAATACCAACACCTATTTGAATACCGGTTGCCGGTATAAATGTAATAGGATTCAAGCTTATTCCATAACCACCATAGATTCCTAAGCCCCATCTTTTTGGTGAAAAGTATTTTTTCAATACATCCGACTTCTTAGGATCTATAAGAGCGCCATCTAATTTAGAAACTTTAAATCCAGGATAATCACTTTTAACAAAGATTTCAAGAAGTCCATCTTTATTTTCAGTTAGTCCTGTTGACATACCCATACTAAACTCATCTTTAATTATCTTCATTTTAGAAGTAGATAATTTGAATGTACTATCAACATATATGTCAAAATTACCTTCAATTAGTCTATAATTTTCCAACGAATATTTATTGTTCAAATCCCATTCAAAATTTTGTGTAAAGGTATTACCATTCCATTTACCAGGATTTGTAGATTTTATTTCAATGTAAGTAGTATCATGTATTACTTTTACTACGGTTTTAATAACAACTAATGGATTATCTTTTAAATTTTTAACTTCGTTTGCCAAATCAACATTTAAACTTTTTAAATCCCCATTTTCAGAAATAAGAGCACCCTTTTCATAAACCAAGCGACCGTTCTTATCTTTATATGTTCTTAAAGAATCTTTTAATGTAAATACATTTTGCTTAAGTGTGTTTATCTGACCACCATTTTCATTACATGATTTAAGAAATAAAAACAGAAATAATATACTCAAAGCTAACAATATGTTTCGTTGATGTGAAGTTTTCATATTTTTATATAATATTTTATTTTATATATCAAAATATTATATATATATTTGTAAAATAAAAATATTCTTATGCAATATAAAAGACTTATCTGTTTTGACTTTGACGACACGTTATTCCACACACCACTCCCTGAGATAGGGAAAGAAGTTTGGAAAGAAAAAACCGGAACAGAATGGCCTCATAGAGGATGGTGGGGCAAACCCGAATCTATCAATGATGAGATATTCGACATCCCAAAGAACGAATGGACTTACCAAAAATATCTGGATGCAGTAGCTGACCCAGATGCTTATGTTATTTTAGCAACAGGAAGATTAGATAAAGTACCTGGAATGAGAGATAATGTAGAAAAAATTCTTAGAGATAATAATATAGAATTTGATGAAGTACATTTAAACTGGGGTAGTGATACATTTATCTTCAAATGTAATCTATTAGAGAGAACAATTAAAAAATTGGGAGTAGATGAATTGAAGTTCTATGATGATAGAGCCGAACATTTACCAAAATTTGTAGAGTGGGCCAAAGACCAAGATTTTAAAAGTGAAATAGTGGATGTTGTCAACAAAATATCGACAACTATTCAAGGATCGAGTATATAATAAAAATATAACAAAAAATAAGATAAAATCTATGACTAAAATTAAAGAACAGGTAGAATCAAAGGTTGAAGAAATTCTTTCAAAACCTTATCGAATTGATTTACATAATGATGACTATAATTCATTTGATTGGGTAATAACATGTCTTATGAAAATATGTGATCACGAAGAGGATCAAGCAAATCAATGTGCACATATAGTACACTTTAAAGGTATATGTGATGTTAAATACGGAGATTATGATACAATCTCTACAATGAAAGAAAAATTAAAATCTGCAGGTCTTTCAGTAACAATGGAAGCAAACTAATTAGCCAATTAAATAATTGGCTTTTTATTTTTTATTAAACCAATTTATACCATTTGGATTGTAACCAGAATTTATAATTTTGTTTCGTGATATAACTTGTCTCCTAACATTAAGAAGTTGACCATAATCAACACCCTGTACATAATCCAAATTTCTCATACATTCATTTACATAGCTCATAAACTCTTTGGGACTATTTTTATTACCCCATTCCTCAACCATCTCCTTAAACTCTGATTTTGAGAATATAGAAGTTGCGTTGACAACCGTCATTACCGTATCATCATGTCCCACATCCGCAGCATATCTTACATTACCCGCAGTGGTGACGTGTTTGACAAAAGTTGTTATTTCTCTGATATTATCTTCATTCGTGATGTTAAATCCTCTACTATACATAAGCTCTTGATAGTCTTTAACCATCATGTTCTTATTCTCACCGACTTTTAAACCAATTTTTTCTTCGGTTGAATCGATTCTATGTTTATACCTAACAAATACGGAAGAACCATAATTATTGTTTCCTTCAAATACATGTGGCATCTCTGCCAATAGTGTATTTCCATAGTTGTTAAGCTCAAGAACCACTTTTACATTCTCAGGATTCAAATATTCAAACACTATAAGATAAAGAAGTTCTGCAAGCTGCTTTACTGATACAAAATTATTTCTATAAATACCAACCTGTTCGAGTCTAAAAAAATCTGTGATGGATTTATATTTGTGCTTTTGTGTTTCTATAAGATCCACCGGTTTTTCAGAAACTTTGAATATATTGATGATAGAGTAATCTTGTCCAAGACCCTCTGATATATCGACCGAAAGAACATATTTATATTCTTTTCTTTTCAAAGGTATGTGTGCCTCATCATCATCAACCCATTTAAGATCCTCATACAAAAATCTCAGCTTATTCTTAAACTCAAAAATCTCTTCATATACATAATTCTTCTTCGATTTCAAAAGGTCATCTATTATGGATTCATTCAAAAGTGACTTACTCGAATTGATGAATCTAAGACCATACTCTTGGTTAAATGCATCCTCACCACCAATATCTTTCACAACCTCATCTTTCCAGGTCGTCAACTCTGCAATTGCTAATATAGAAGTTTCAAATCCATTTTTGTCAAGAAAATAAAGTGATTTCACCTCTTCGTCTGTACACTTATCATTGTTGAATACATGTATAACATCCTTTTGTTGGTCCAGGTTGAATTCAATCTTTGTCTCCGTAACCAAACCAAATTGATCTTGTACCAATTTGAATATTTCGTCTTTATTAACACCATACTCATAGAGCTTGTGGTGATTAAGTCTTATATAAGTGACAAACCTACCAGGAACCTGATACCAATAAACTCTCATCGGTCTGTAGTTATTCTTCATTGGATCACCATCAGGTCTTTCTGCATCTGTTAGTAACCTATGAAATAAGTTCATACCATTTGGTGTTGATGTAATGATAATTTTGGAATTATGTACTGCCGAAACAGTCGGGAATGCTGCAGTATAGTATGGCTCGATAATATTTGAAGGAATGTGTGCAAACTCATCTAAGTAAAGAACATCAATGGTAAAACCAATCGCAGGAGTCTTAGATCTAGCAGAAGTTTTGATTCTACAACCATTCTCAAATGTAAGTGATTTTTGATTCCATGTTTTTACACCTGGTTTTAAAAAGAATGGAAGTAAAGTATAGATTGACTTTACTTTATCAACAATCTCAATTGCAGTATCACCTTTGTTGGCAACAATCATACAATTCTTATCATTGGCAAATAATATTGTGTGTAGTATGAAAATTGCAGAAGATACAGTTTTCCCAACCTGCCGCGACGCCATAAGTATATTAAACCTATTATTGACAAAATTATCTAATATTTCCTTTTGATAATCTCTAAGAGTTATTGAACCAACCGATCCGTCTTCTCTTTTTGTCTTACAATACTTCTCAGTAAAGTAATGTATATCTAATGCACATCTTACGTATTCTTGTTGTTCTTCGGAAGTCATTCTAAAAGAGACACCAGCTCTTCTAATACCGACCTCACTCTTCATCCAAGGATTCTGATATCTCTTAACAACTATACCATCATTTATTTTATCAGTTGCCTCATCGACAAATTTGGTGGTAAAAATCATCTGCCTTTCGGTCTCATTTGCATTTACAGCCATATAGTGTTTTTGTTTTTGTATATATAAAAGGGTAAAAGTGGAAAAAATACACTTTTTTCTATTTATATATACTATATGGGAAGGAAATCGGGTGTCAACAAGCTAAAAGTGGGTTTCTCTATTGATATAGAGACCTATAAAGAGTTCGAGCAGTATTGCGAAGAGAACTCTATAAACAAGTCTAAACTAATAGACAAGATATTAAAAGGCTTCTTGGAAAGAGAAGACGCCAAACTTACCAAAAATAATTATGTTTAAACATGTCTAAAGAAGAAAACGAAAAAAACAGAATAAAATACGAGTTCGATGAAATACAATCGGAAAACGGAGACTTTGATTTTTCTAAACATCTAGCCAGACCAGAAGACTTACCGGATTTAGGTGAGATTGAAATATATGACTATGACTCAGATCTAACTGTAGCCAGTCAACAAGCAATGGACGTATTAGAACCACTTGTGGATCTATACCTAGGTGACGTACCTAAGTTAAAAGAACACCCTTATATAAAAAGCAAGATGAAAGAAGATGCTATGGTTTACGCCGAAGCTATATTTCTGACTAAGATGACAAGAAAGAACCTTCTTACACAGATGAGACAGGTAGATAATGGTGATAACTCTGCAAGAATGCATGAAGTAGTTAATCAGACAGTCGGTCAAATTAGAGAAAATGCTAAATTTTTATCAGGCCAAAAGACGGAACTTGAAAAGTTCTATAAGACACTCAGAAAAGACTTAGGATACAACGAAATAGAACAGGAAGCACTACCTATTGAATCGGAAAATAAAAGTCCAGAAGGTGAAGTTACAACAAATCGAGAATTGAACGAGATGATAAAGCAGGCAATGTTGAACAAAGCTCAGGATAAGATTAAATAAACTACTTTTTGAAGTTAAATCTTTCAAAAGTCTTTATAAGATTGTGATATTCAACCACGACTTTTGTTTTAGAAAATCTTTTAACCTTATTAGGACTCACAAAGTTTACATAAAGTAGAGTTTCTGATTTAAGAAGATTTTTTAGATTAGACTTT